TAACTCTTGGTTCGTGATTATTGATTAAATCAGTAATAGCACGTTTTAGTGTAACTGTCAATAGTGGTGAAGCAAGGTCAAACAACAATGAATTAATTGGTGAACCTATATTAGAGTGGAAAGGTCGTTCAAAATGTTGAGTTAGAACGAGATTCTTAACCGATGCCTTAACAGCATTTTCATCGTATCTCATAGAAATATCCCCAGTTGCTGGATTTGCTATGAAATTCAAATCAATGTCTGAAAATATCCTAGTGTTCCTTGCCATTAATCTATTCCAAATTATTTATTATAGTATTTATTATAATTATTTTATTAAATACTTTACTTTTACTTTACTTTTTAGTATAATGACTATGTACCATATGAAATAGGTTCTATAGTTTGACTTTGTTCTATAAGTTTATCAACTAATATTTCTCTTGTCATACCTGAAGTAATAGCGATATATCCATTTTCAATTAAAAAAGTTGCCTTTTCTACAGCTTCTTCATATACTCTAGGATCTGGTTTTGGTCTATAATACTCTTGTTCTGATCTCATAATATTTTTATCTTGTTAATCTTTTATATTTATAAATACTATTTTAATAATTGTGAGAAATTAACATGGCAAATTGTAAAGGCGAATGCAATAAACAACTCCAAGGTTTAGCAGCAAGATTAGCTCATGCAGAAGACAATATTACAAATCATTTTATGGGAGTATCTACCCTAGTAGCAGGATTAGCAGCAAATCCTCTTACAATAGGAAGTGTAACTGCGCTTTTGCCTACATATAATAGTCTCCCTTCAGGCATGGAACTATTACAATTATTAAAAGATGCCTTGCCTGATATAGATGCTATCACTATGAAACAATTAATGTTATCAGCAAGTGAAGCAGCTATGGATACTTTAGCGGCTACAATGGACCAAGTAGGAGCTGCTATGGTTGCTCAAGCAACAGCCGCAGTATCCGCAGCTGAAGATGTGGTAACATCAACTGCAGATGCTTTAGCAGCAGCTATACAATCTGGAAATCAAATAGCAATAGATGCTGCTCAAGCAGCGCATGATCTTGCTAATATAAACCTAAGCAGTGCCCTTACTTCAAAACTTTCTATTTCAGGTTTTATAGAAGGCCAAGCAAAAATTTCTAAATGTAAATCAAAAAGTTTAATTTTTGAAGATTAAATTAATATAAATCCACCCTTAGGGAATGTTCCACCATATTTTGCATTATGATTCATTGTAAAATAATCTCCTTTATTTCCAGTGTATTTAAATGCTACATGTATCCAACAAGAAGTTCCATCATATTCTAATATAATTTGATTCCAAGAAGGCAACAATGTTACAAGTTCATTTGCAATTTGAAACATTTTTGCCCTGCCAGCCGTAAATTGTAAATCTACGGCACACCCTCTATTATGATCTCCACCCTCTATTGCAGGTTTACCAGTCTTTTTATCTATTCCAATATCTCCTGGAATATCACCTTGAGCAGGTCTTCTAAAACCACTTGTGATAATAAAAGAGTCCCTACCATATTTTTTAGCAATAGGATCTAATATATTAGTACACAATCCTTTTAGATTACAAATTATTTCTTGAGGTTTGTATATTACTCCAACTGTATCACTTCTTCCTTTTACAACATATTCTTTTCTTGGTATTCTTGTACCACCTTTAGTTAAATCCCCTAATGTAAAATATTCTGATAATTTCATATTAGGATTAAATTGCTCAATTGGCATATTAAATATAACATCGCAATTTGCACTAATTGGAACTATAGAAGAATTTCCAACAGGTTTTGCAGTATCTACAATAATCTTATCTACTACAATATCGCCAGCACTTATAATATTAGCATCTATCCTAGCTGCATTATATCCAGAAGCATCTCCAGCATCTGGGTCATCAAATCCAACTTCTGTACCTCTTGAAGTAACAGATAAGGCTGGAAAAGTAGGTAAATCACTTGTGCCTCTTATTTCTCCAGGAGGCACAAGATTTGATAATCCTGCTTCCGCTGTATCAGGTACAGAGTTTACATTTGGAATACTTGCCGCTCCCATACCTAATTGAGATTTGCTATAATCTACATTCCAATCACCTGCTGTTTTTATATCAATATTATTGCCAGATAAATTCATCTTACCTGTACTAACTACTGTAGTGACTCCATTAGTTTTTGTATTATAATCGTTTCCGATATTTGATAGTAAATCATTACCTACATGTACATTTTGATTATTAACTGCATAGGTATTAATAGTTGTGTCCGACTTTAAATTATAATCACTTGAAGAATGAATATTGGTTGTAGAAGCAGATTTGATATTAACTTCACCATCAGATTCAAGATTAATATTTGCCGCTCTAAGATTAAAATCTCCGCCAACTGAAATATTTGCATTCCCACTTATATTAATATCAGTATTATCAAATATATTAATTAAAGCATTACCAGATACTTCAAGATTTAGAGTATTATCAACTCTTAAATTATAAGCACCATCTACTGTAACATTTAATGAACCTTTAACATGAACAAATCCATTTCTTTCTAATATTTCAAATCTATCGCCAACAATTCTATTCACTTGAGTACCATTAGAATCTATTTCAACAAATGTTCCTGTTTTATGATAAAGATGAATACGTTCGGAACCATGTGTATCATCAAATTCTAATAGATGCCCAGATTCACTTTGATAAACATGATTGAATGGATATTCAGCATTATATGGTGCAGGAGATTGGTCCCAAGTACCTCCATTTGCTACCATTACACCTATATCCAATGCAGCTTCTTTCTGTATTATCATGGTGCTTTCAATATTATTATTGATTGCTAATCTATTAGTATCTGGTTCTTTAACATATAATGGATACGTTCCAGTTGGATCCATAAATCCACCTGATAAACCATTACTTCCTTGTATTCCAGAACTTGATGAACCATCAGGAAGAAGTTCTCCTAATGCAGGTATATTAGTTATTTCGGCTGCAATCTTTAATATATCATCTAAAATATTTCCTGCCGCAGCTTTTGTAGAAGGTGCTTCTGGGTTTTCTATGGGAGGTTCACCTATTTGAGAAGCAACAGTTGGTTTACTACCATTCCTAAAATCCCACTCTAATAATAATGTGGGTTTAATTTGAGTTTCCCACATTGTATGGGCTCTATTACCACCTCTATAATAACTACCATTCTTTCCACCATAAGGATAGCCAAGATTGAATGGATCTTCAATTGAAGAAAATTCTCCTGCTAAGGCTCTTCCAGCATTCTTTAATAAAGTTTCATCATTTTTATCTGAACTCTTATAATATTTCAATAATGCAGGTCTTTTTCTAGATAATAGATATTCTTGACAAATTAAATCTTGTGTTACTTGATTAAATTTTCGTGTTGTATCAATATTAAGAGATTTAACTGCTTCTTTTAAAGTCCCTGGAATACATTGGTATCTACCTACAGCAAATAATCTAGTAGGAGTTCCTGGTGGTAATGCTTGAAGTGCCATAATCTCGCTTATTTGCATACTAACCAAATCCATACTACCTCCGGCAGGAATAATCTTTCCATTTGCAGTACCTCTATTGAAAGCATTATACCCTTTTGAACCAGATTCTGCTTTAGCAATTAAAACGGCAAGAGGTCCAATAATACCTGAACCTTCGGATAATGGAGTAGGAGGAGTTAAATCTGACGCAGTTGAAGAAGTTGGAATAGCAGTTGCTGTACCTATACCAGTAACTAAATCTTCAGTATCATACTGACTGTTACTACTATTAATACCTGTTTTTTCTTGAGGAATACCACCGATAGTTCCTAACATCATGGGTTGTTGTTTATCTTCATCAGAGAAAATTATAACTACCCAAGAACCTTCAACAGGACCAACTGGAGCATGTCCAATTCCACTAATTCCAGCCGAAGTTATTGGTTGTACTGGATATGCCCAAGGTAAATCTTCAGTGGGTAAATCAATTTTATTTTCAGTATGAAGTCCCAATATCCTAACTTGGCATCTTCCAAGTTTATATGGGTCTAATCTATTTTCAACACAACCAGTATAAAACATTATTTAATCCTATTTAAGTCTACTATTAAACTTTCTTTTATTAATTCAAAGGTACATTCATGTGCATTTCTATTGATATAATGATTAATAGAAGAAATTAAATATGAACCTGAAAGCATCTCATCAACAACTTCAGTATCCTCTTTTGTATTAGGTTCAATCTTATACAATATTATATCAATCTTCAAACCAACTGTATAATCTAATCTACCTGGAACAACAATCTCAATTTTGTTAGCATCAATCTGACTAAGTAAAGATATTCTATTTTGTATAGAATTTGCATTAGTAGAATCTCCAAAATTCATAAAGTTGCCATAATATTTTGGCACTTTTATCATAAATGCTTGTTCTGAATATAGAGCTTTATTTGATATTAAAGGATAATCATTCAAATGATTTTGGTCTTTGAAGTGGTCAAGAGAATTATAATTTTTATTTTCAAATCTTTTAGTAGTATAGTCATATGTGTACATTCTAGATGCAAACATACCACTTCTTACTCTTTCAATATAATCATAAACAGTTGGTGCTGTAATACTACGAATTCTTTTATAATCTTCTGTTACATTCTTAACAGTCTGAGTATCATTACTATTTGTGTTATCTCTAACATAACTATCATAAACAAAAGATTGGAATACTACTTTAGTATACAAACTTTCTAGTGATACAAAATTAAAACCATATCGGTCTTCATAAAATACATAAGAACCTGCGCCACTTTGATTAACTGAAACTTCTACTACATTATTAATATTCTTAACAGGTGACCAAAAGTTTGAAATATATTTTGTAGCATTACTAGTTTCTTCTATTATAACATTTTTAGTTACTTCTAACCCATGGGTCTTATCAGTAATTAACTGCTTTGCAATATCAGAACACTTACCACCAAATGTTTTACTTATTTTTTTATTTAGGTCAACAATAGCATATGTTGATATAAAATGTAATGTGTATATAGTTGCTCTATCACCAACCATATTTCTATTAGACATCTTATAAATATAGAACTTTTCGTCTATTCTACCTTTTTCCAATGATGGAGTTGATAGTTTCAATTCAAGATATTCTTCGCCATTAAAAGGGAATACATTCATTAAAT